TGACTATTGCCAAAGTAACAACAAAAGATACTGAACAATATCTTAGCAAGTTGGATATTGGAAAATGTTATGAGGATAAAGAAGTAAATCCTGAGTATTCACTTCGGATCAATCATAACGGAAATACTTAAATTTATTTTACTTGGTGGCATAAAAGAAAAGGAAGGACAGGTGTAAACATGAGTAATATGAGTTATTGTAGATTTGAGAACACGTTATAAATTAAAAATAACATTATTCATTAATATAAAGGAGAAAGTAAAATGAAGTTTCCACAGAAAATAGAAATTAATGTAGAGAATGAATTGCAAGCAAGTATTTTGTATTCTTGTTTTAACAGAACAACTAATGATGTTATTGATTATTTATCAAAATGTAATGGACATAAAGATACTTTTAAAGAGATCCAAGCAAATTTTAAAAATAAAAAGTATGGTGATGATGTTGAGAAGTTTATAGATCACTATTGGAACAAAGTAGAAAAATTATTTGGGGCAGTTAAGCCAAATGTATAATTAGAGCAGTATAAAACACAGAGAGTTTGGCTAACTAATGAGCTAAAAGATACTAGATTAGCAAAAATTATAACCGAAGAAACAATTAAAGATGGAAAGGCATATTACAAAATTATAGAATTTAAGAATATAAAAAGGGAAGGACAATTGCCTATCAGATATTTTAGTGAGACTCCTTATTTTTATGCAGATAATAAAAATCAAATAGTGAATGTATACTTTAGTAGTAGCAGTAATGCAAAATGTTCTATATTTGTAGGGAGTTTATGGGAAAAAGCAGCTTTTACTAAAGTTATTAGTATTATAAGAGAAGCTGGGGAAAGATTGACTAAAATGAGAAAAGAAGAAAGGGAAGCAACAAAACCAAAAATACACGAATTTATTATCTAGGGGGAATATTTTTTGATGATTAAAACAAAAGTGTTAAAATTTATAGAAAATATACCAAAAAGTAATAAAGCAAAGTATAATTGCAGTAAGTGTGGAAAGATTGTTATAAGGTTTAAGTCAAATGCTGCAAAAGTGAAGTCCTGTGGTTGTTCAGCAAGTATAAAGACTGGGAAACATGGATGTAGTAACACTTATTTATATAAAGTATATCATAATTTTAAAAATAAATATGGAATTATTGAATTTAAAAATTTTGAGGAATTTAAAGATTGGGCAATAGGTGCTGGTTGGTTTCCAGAAATGGTAATAATACGTAAAAATACTTCGTTGGGGATAATTAGAAATAATTTAAGGGTAATAAACAAAGAAGAGGGAATTAAAAAAGTAAGAAGTAAAAGCAGTGAACTCACAGATAAGCAAAAAGAAGAAATCATAGATTGTTATAAGGTAGTCAGAGAAAATTTTGGTAATGAGACTGTTTATTGTTTATTGAATTTAGCTGCATTACAGTTAAATCTATCTTTTTGTGATGTTTATAAATATATGATAAAAAGTGAGATAGATAATAATAAATTTGATGGAAGACGTTCTTACAAAAGAGCCTGGCTACTTAACAATAAATTACTTAAAACATAAGAAAACATACACAATTTACTTTAAAGGAGAATTTATGGAAAAAACTTTTGAAAACGCAAAGGTCGGGGACAGGGTTTGTGATATAAACTATCCTTGTGAACCTGGAAAAACCAATGGCACTATTGTTGAGATTGACAAAACTTCGAAATATACAATTGAAGTTGGCCTGGATGGAGGAGGCAGGCCAACTTATACAGTAGAAGGACAAAGTTTTATTGGGAAAGCACAATGTCTTTTCTGGTCGAAACCTGTATTTGAAATACCGGCGAGACCGAAAAGGATGGTTAAAAAGATGGTGTATCTTGGGTATAAACTAGAAAGTTATACTAATAGTGATAAAAAACAATGGTATTTCACATCGTGTTTATATTTAGAAAAAGCTTATATAAAAGAGATGTGCTTAGAATTTAAAATAATTCCAGTAGAAATTGAAGTTGAGGAATGACATGAATATAACTGAAATATTGGATATATTGCCGAAGTTAAATGGGGAGGAATTTAAAAAGCTAGAGGATGCTTTGAAATTTTATTTAGTACATTCTAAAAAAGAAACACAATCAGAAGAAATATTGTTGTATGATTCAATAAATACTAAGATAAAAGGATTAACAGGGCATGAGTTATTTTTTGGTGTGTTTAAAAAATCCAAAATAGGTTATAAACAATTGGGGGAATGTCTTATAACTTTAAATAATTTTATAAATTTATTGGGAAAGCATATTAAAGTTACCAAGTTAACTAGAAAGCAGGTATATAATTTATACACAGAAATAATTACAGAGTATCTTATTAAATATAGAATACCAGTTTCAGTTAATTCTGTACTTAATTGTCACGAAAAATTTTTATCTTTATTGGACAAAAAATATCCTGGTTACATGGAAAATGGGTTATTATATTTAGTATTTTGTGAAGATGTAATGAAAGAAATTATTAAATTAAGCGAAAAGGATAAATAAATTATGGTGCAAGATGAATTATCACCTATGACACAAGAAAATCTTTTGGTGTTACTGACTTTTGATGAGAAAAGTTGTAGTTTGTTATCAGGCATAGATTTACGCTTGCTTGGCTCTGATATATATAGAAATATAGCTAGTGTGTGTATTAATTATTATAAAGTATGGAAACAACCTGTGGGAAATCATCTTCCTGATTTGTTGGAGACATATTTAAAAAATGATAATGAAAAAGCAGATATTTATAAAAGTATATTAGTAAATTTACATGAAAATAAAGATAAAGTAAATAAAGAATATGTTCTTAAATCATTGGAGACATTTTTAGATGCACAAAACCTTAAACTTAGGATTTGTAATGCTGCTGATTATTTGCAGGAAGGAAGGCTAGTAGAAGCTAAAAGTGAGTTAGCCAAGAATTTTAAGGAAACATTATCTATATTTAAGCCTGGTTTGGTGTTTAATAATTCAGACCATTTAAGAGATTTATTAAAAAGCCAAGAAGAAAAAGAATATATTTATACAGGTATAAAGGAATTAGATGTTGATTTAATCTGTCCCAAACGAAAAGCTCAATACCTTATGATGGGTTTACCGAAGGCAGGAAAATCAAGGTGGTTAGTTCATTTGGGCAAAATGGCATGTTTACAAAGAAAAAGGGTAGTTCATATTACTTTGGAAATGTCTGAGGAAGAAATAGGTGAGCTTTATATACAAGCTTTTTTTGCAGTAAGTAAAAGAAAAATTGGTATAATGCAACATCTTTTGTTTAGTCTAAGTGAGGATGGGAAATTTTTTAATACGGAAGAAATAAATTTAGATGGTATTTTAACATTTGAAGATCCAGAAAAAACAGAAAAAATACTTAAATTAGTTAAAGATTTAAAAAGAACAGAGTTAATAATTAAAGAATTTCCAGAAGGTTGCTTAACTATAGATATGCTAAAGACTTATTTAGATTCTTTGGAAATGTCCACAGGCTTTATACCAGATGTATTAATTGTAGATTATCCAGATTTAATGAGTGTTAGTAGAGATGCTATTCGTACATCCATAAGTAGAAATTTTGTAGATTTAAGGGGATTAGCACAAGACCGTAATTTATTTAACTTGGTAGTGACCCAGTCTAATAGGGCTGGGGAAGGAATAAAATTATTAACAGCAAGTAATTTATCTGAGGATTTTTCTAAAGTAATGACAGCGGACGAATTTTTAACATTAAATCAAACTGAGGCCGAATATGAATTAGGGTTAGCAAGAATTTATCATGAACGGGGGAGAGGGTCAAGAAAAGGAAGTTTAATTATAGTTTCCCAAAATCCAAGTATTGGTCAATTTATTTTATCATCGGCACGAATGTCCAAGAGTTATGAGTCCTTTCTTAAAAATGTTGATGAAAGTGAGTGCAAAAATGAAGGATAAATTAGATTATATTATACCTTATGATAAAATGCAATTTATTTGGGTAACAGATTTTTTTGACCTTCCCACAAAAGGACTTTGCAAATTAAATAATGAATTACATGTATTTGAAATTATTAATTGGGAAGATGATAATCCATGTTATTCTGTATTTAAATTAAGTTTCTTTGAAAAAGTAAAATGGTTATTGAGAAAAAAATGTTTTGAATTGTGTATAGGGAAACATTGGACATATCCTAATAGGAAAAATGGTGTAAGATTTTATACAGGAAAGCCTAAATGGTTTTGGAAATTAATGTTTAATTTATATTATTGGAGAAAATTCAAATGGAACTCGCAATAACACAAATAATACCAAGTGATTATGAAAATGAAAAGAAATTAACAGAGATAAGAGAATATATTATTCGTGAAATATCTACTAAATTTACAAATAGAATTATACATGAAATATTAAATGATAAATCTTGTCTAATAAAGACAGAAACAAATTTAAATAAGGTAATAGAACATTATAAAATTCATGTTTTTTCCCCAGAACAGCTTAATTGTTTGGTGAAAAAAATAACATATAATGAATACAGGAAAGTACCAATAATTTTATAAAAATATGAGAACATAGACAAGACTTAAAAGAAAGGAGTGTAAATCTAATTGTGAAAACTTTATGTGAAAATAAGAATTACAGAAAACTTGATAACATATATTTAGGAAAATGTTATATTACTGTACATGCTTTAGAAAGATTTAAAGAATACTTGTGTAAACAAAATACTGAGTTAATTAATAGAAATGATGAATATTTTGTTATAGAATTTAAACATGCTTTTTCTGCTGCAAAACATGGAAAAATTAAAAATTATCATAATGTAATAAGATTGATGAACAATAATTATAAAGAAAGTTGTTATTTATTTAATCATAGTTATGGCATACGTTTTGTTGTCATAATTGAAAACAATAGAATTGTAACATGTGAACCAATTTGTAATTACACTAAATGAACAATTAGGTTCGAAATATTTATAAAATAATAAAGAGAAAGGAAGGGTATAATGAAAGTTCTTTTGAAGAAGTATCAAAAACTTATATTTTAAAGAAAAAATAGATTCTTTTGTAATATCTGGAAAACATATTCAAAAAGTTCTGGAAAGATTGTGTAAAGAAGGTAAATTTAATATTATAATTAAAAATGGAATTTTACATGCTGAGAAAGGTTACAATAAAAAATAATGTATTCAGAATCTTCTGTTAATGCCTTTATTTCAAGAAATTTGGACTCTTGGGACTGGATAAAAGAAATTCCTAAAGATTCTCTTATTGCCCAAATATATGAACTGGGTGGAAATAGTTTTAAAACATCTCCTTTTACCCATCAATTAGCTAGTTTTTTAGTAGGCATACATAAAGAATCTTTTTTATATTATTTGTTCCCTGGCTCAGGAAAAACAAAAATTGCACTTGACATATTGAATTATTTGTATTATAATAAAAAGATTAAAAGGACATTGGTATTAGTTCCTTACACAATTACTATTGAATCTTGGAAAGACCAAATTGAGGAACATAGTAATTTTAAGTATTTACCTTTGCTTGGCACATCAAAAAAAAGATTAGAATCATTAAAAAATTGTAAAGATTATGATATTGTTGGGTTAAGTTACTCAGGTTTAACTGCATTAATCCCACATACCATAGTAAAAAATAAAAATAGAAAAGAAATATTATTAGATTATTCAGTTTTGGAGGAATTTTCAAATAATTTTGATAGTATTATATATGATGAACTCCATTATTGTAAGTCTTATAATTCAATAATTTTTAATATATGTAAATATTTATCAAATAAGTATAAGTATAAATATGGATTAACTGGAACACCAACATCAAGGAATTTAGAAGATTTCTGGTCACAATTTTATTTAATTGATGGTGGGGAAACATTGGGTAAAACTATATCATTTTATAGACAAGCTTTTTTTGAACAAAAGAAAAATTACTGGGGTGGGTATGAGTATAAAATAAAGAAAGAAAGAAAAGAATTATTAATGAAGATTATTAAAAATAATTCTATAACTTATAGAGATGATGAAGTATTTGATTTGCCTGAAAAAGTTAATATTATAAAGCATTTATCTTTATCTAAACAACAATGTGAATTTTATAAAAAAGCAATGGAAGGTGTTATTGAAGCAAAGGGGGATATAACACAATTAGATAATAGTTTTATTAAAATAAGACAAATAACTTCTGGTTATATTAAATTTACATCGAATGAGGGGGAGGAAGTTAAGATTATATTTGATGAAAATCCAAAATTAGAATCATTAGTAGAAATTTTAAATGAAATTGGTAATGAAAAATTAGTGGTTTTTAATGAATATACTATAACAGGGGATATTATCTGTGATAGACTGAAGCAAGAAAAAATAGGACATGAAAGATTGTATGGTGCTACAGAGAATAAGTATGAAACTATGCAAAAATTTTTGAATGATAAAGATTGCAGAGTTTATGTTGTAAATAGTAAAAGTGGTGCAATGTCCCTTAATTTACAAAAAGCTCATTATCAGGTATATTTTGAGAGTCCTGTATCACCAATTATAAGGGAACAGAGTGGAAAGCGACTCCATCGCCTGGGACAACAACATAGAGTATTTATTTATGATTTGGTAATGAAGCACACGATTGATGAAAAAATAGTAGGCTTTATCAAGGAAGGAAAAAGTTTGTATGAGGCAATTTTTAAAGATTATAAATGTTTATTAAATTAATAGGGGGAGATATGAGTGCAGAGATAATTGAAGGAATGGCAGTGTGCATTAAAGAGCCAAATAAAAATAGTAGATTGTTAGGGTATTTTGAAAATTATATTTATAATTATACTATCGTTAAACAAGAAATAAAAATTAAGGGGCATCCCACTAAAGTTCTTATACAGTGCAGACTTTTCCCTAATTCACAATTTGAATATTATGATGTATGTGATGAGATGACTTTTAACGAATTTTTTAAAATAACACAACCTGCTTAACGGAGAAAAGGATAAAATGAGTCATGAATTTTTACACAGTCACCCATTTTCTGAATATATTTATTCTAAATTAGGAGAGGAAGATTCCTTATTTTTCAAAACTCATGTAATTGTAGATGTAACTGATTGGGAAAAAGCCAGAGAAATAATTTTAAATTTAAAAAATAATTTAAAGATTTTAACTTGACAAATTGAATTATCCTAGTATAATATAGCACCAAGATGAGACTTTAAACTTAAATAAGGAAAATAATTATGAATATTATTACAGTAGATGGAAATAATTATTTAAAAGAAAAATTTTTATTAGAGAAAGGTATAAATTTAGATTTATTAAAGTTATTCAAAAATACTAATTGTTATGTGGCTGGTGGTGCTATTACTTCAATTTTTAGTGGTAATAAAATTAATGATTACGATATTTATTTTTGTACTGAATTTGATTATAGAGATTTTATAATTAAATTACCAACAAATTCTAAATTAGAATGGCAAACAGAAAATGCAAAAAGTTATAAAATAGATAAAGAAACTTTTCAGTTTATATGTAAACCTTCCTATATGGGGAGTCCGGGAGAAGTTTTAACATCATTTGATTTTACTATTTGTATGGGTGCATATTCATTTAAAGAGGATAAATTTTATTTTTATGATAACTTTTTCAGAAATTTAGCATGCAAAGAATTAATATTTAATATTAAAGCATCTTTTCCAATATCTAGTTTATTTAGATTAAGGAAATTTTTAAAAAAAGAGTATAAAATATCTGGGTGTGAGATTATAAAACTAGGATTATCAATAGAAAAACTAAAGATAGATACTTATGTAAAATTAATAGAACAATTAATGGGCATTGATATCGCTTTTTTAAAAGATTTGATTGATACTATGAATACATGTGAATTTAATAATAAAACTTATGATTTTGATGAATTTTTAAAAATGATAGATGTTCATATACTCAATAATTATTCTAAAGTTTTTGAGGAGTAATATAACATGAAAACATTGCAATACATAAAAGAAAATTATAAATCACATACTCTTGATGACAGAGATATTAATAGACTTATACAATTTATTCCAGAGAAAGAATTAGAAGATTTTGGCATTGAAATAAAAGATGAATATAAGGGAAAACATAAAGAAATTTCTTTTACTAGAGAAAACATACTTAAACAATTGGAAAAAGATGTTGCTTTTGGATTTGAAAAAGCAATAAACCAAAGAGGATTGTCATCAGAAGCAATGTATTATGTTGTAGGTATGTGGAATTGGATATTAGAGGAAGGTCTTGAAAATTTTGATAATTATTCTAGATATGGGATGCCTTTATTTAAGGCTACGGCACTAAAATATAATTTTAATGATCCAACAGTAGAATAATATAAATGTTTGACGTTACAGCCGTTAGATAAAAGTTAGTTTATTATACAGATGTTTTGTTTTTACCGACTAGGGTGAATGAGTTGCTCGTAATCACCTCGTTATCAATACAGAAATGACTATGCTTTTATTCTTATATAAAAACTGTGAAAATCAGACAAGATTTATATTAAATTAAGGAGAGTTTGTGAATAATAAATTTATACAATTTTTACTAGATAATGGTTATAAAGAATACCCATCATACATAGATACAATAAAAATAAAGTTATTTTGTAAACAATCTAGTAGTAAAATTAAATGTAATTGTAATTTAAAACATGTACAAATATGTGTTAAATATACTATTTTTGAACAATTGGAAGAATTTGTAGAAGTTTGTATTACAGCCCAAAATAAAGAAGGTTTTTGGTTTAATTTAAAAGTATATACAATAAAACCAGAAGAATTTATGATAAAATATCTTAAAATTGAGCAAAGTTTGGCAAAAGCATGGGAAGCAATAAATGAATAATAAACAAGAATATATATTATGTGCCACAATTCATTTTGATGATTTAACTATATATGCTCATCAGCCAAATAATATTCAAATAGGATATGTAATATGTGGATTTAGGCATGATAATTGTATTTTACAATATTTATCACTTTCTACTTATAGGCCTACTAAAGTTAAACAAATTCAAGGATTTCTTACATCTAAAAATAGATTTGTCAGCAGAGAAGATGCAGCTAAAATAGCATTTGAGGCTGGGCAGGTTAAATATTTATCTGATGGACTTATTTCTGAGGAGCTTTATTAACATGAAATTAAAATTAACAGATGAAGAAATAAAAGCAGTAAAACAAAGTATTATACACTGGAATAAAGATATAAGAGAAAAAGAAATTTAGTAATTGAATATATAATTTGATTTTTATATTTTTAAATTATTTTTATGATTGTAAAATCTTTTTTCTATATTTACACTTTGACCTATATAGACTTTACCATTAAGTAAATTTTTTATTTTATAAATACCTTGAATTTTCATATGTAATATTATATAATAAATAAGGGTAAAATACAATAATTTTTTTATTTCTATTATAATTATTAAAATAATGGTTAATATTAAAAAAATCTTTTCACAGTATAATATAGAAATAAGGGAGCATGGAGAAAATGTAGGAAAAGGATGGATAGGAATAAATTGTCCGTTTTGTGAAGATGATGAGGACTTCCATTTAGGTATAAATCCCAGAACCTCCTTTTGGTCATGTTGGAAGAATAGTAAACATAAAGGAAAGGGATATTATAATTTATTTAAAAAATTATTAAAATGTTCAGAACAGCAAATCAGGTTACTCTGTGATGATAAAAAATTATTAATAGAAAATGAGTTTGCGTCAATAAAAAATAGATTTATGAAAAAAGATAATAGTGTAAACAACAAAATTACTTCTTTGGAATTTTTACCAGAATTTCAGAATATTTTAAACAAAGGTGATACTAAGAGATTTTGGGATTATTTAGTAGATAGAGGTTTTGATGAACCAAACATAATAATTGAAGATTACGGTTTAAAATGTTGTTTAATGGGTAAATATAAATTCAGAGTTATTATACCTGTTTATAGGAATTTCCAATTAATAACATGGACATCCCGAAGTATATATAAAAATGCTCTATTGAGGTATTTAACTCATCCTGTGGAAGAATCTGTAAATAATATCAAAGATACGTTATTTGATTATGATTTTATTAATAGGCGGGGGAATGTATTATTTGTTGTGGAAGGCCCTTTTGATGCTATGAAACTAGACTATTTATTTCCTTTTTATGGGTATAGAGTTACTTGTTTATATACAAAAAGTATAAGTAATGCACAAAGAGTTTTATTATCAAAAATTGCATCTAAATATAATAAAGTATTTATAATGTTGGATAGAAACGAAATATTTCAATCATTACTATTATCCAGCAATCTGAATTTTATACCTAATCTTAAAATTATTATGTTTCCATTTAAAGATATAAAAGATGCTGGGGATATGCAGCAAGAACACATGAATATTTTATTAAATAGCATAAAAATTTGATTAAAATAATTTTAAAATTACTATTGACAAAACCAATAATCAAAGTATAATAAAGATATAATTTAATTTATTATAAATTTTTATGAAAGGGGCAAAACTATGTTAGAGGTTAGAAGAGAAAATTATGATGATTTAGGTAAAGAAGAGCAAGAAAGTGCATCTAATAATGGAAGTGGTAAGGAGTATGCTTCTTATCTCAGAGTATTACATAATGGGGAAACAATATTATTAGAATCTGATACAATGGAAATAGAAGATGTTCGTTTTTTCAGAGATTTATCTTGGGTACAAAAAATAATATTGAGAAGTTATGAACTTGGAAGAATGGATGGTGTAATAGATTTTAAAAAGTATTTATGGAGGTAGATAAAAACGAATGCACAGGAATTATTTTTAGAAAATGGTAATTCAGCACATGTTTGGTATTGCTCAGATTGTAAAATTGTAGCAACAGATAAAGAAAGAGTTGATAATTGTTGTAAAAGAAATAACTGTAAATATTGTGGTAAGTTGGTTGAAGAAAAACACTGGCTTGAACATAGAGAATGTATAGAGAGTAACAAAATAGAAAAAGCTGAAAAATTAGATACATGGGATGATTGGGTATATTATAACGATAAATATTATTCTAATATATCTGAACTTATTGAAGAATTGCAAGAAGATGAAGAAGAAATACCTGAATATGTTTATGTATGTAAAATAATACCTTTCCCAAAAATACAAATAGACGACTTATTAGAAGAGATTGGTGAAAACAGTTATGAGGGTATTGAAGATGATTTACATAAGGTGGATGATTTGTCAGAATCAATAGATTATTTTAATGAGATGAATGAACATTTGGTTAGTTATTTTCCGGATGAGACAAAAATGGTTAAAACTATAGGATATATAAATGAACATTAAAGAGATGGTTGATAAAAATACAATATTGAAAATTAGAACAGGTTCAAAATTGTATGGAACTTATATTGAAGGGAGTAGTGATATTGACCATTTTGGTGTATGTGTCCCTAATAAAGACTATGTATTGGGAACACATTGTTTTGAATTATTAGAGGAACGAACAAATCCGTCCAGTTCTGATAAAAGAAATACTAAATTTGATAGTGATTATACATGCTATTCTTTGCAAAAATATTTTAAATTATTAAGTGATAATAATCCTAATGTTATAGAAACATTATTTGTGAATAAGGAAAATATTGTATATTGCAATAATTTTGGTACAGAAATATTAACTCATAAAAATATATTCTTATCTAAAAGAGCATACTATAAATTTTATGGTTATGCTAAAGCACAAAAAAGAAAATTAATAACAAAAGAGCCCATAGGACTGAGGAAAGATATTGTAGATAAGTATACTTTTGACACTAAGTTTGGGGCACACCTCATTCGTCTTCTGCTCTTTGGAATAGAATTATTAGACACAGGTAATATTAAATTTCCTACAGATTGGGCAAAATATTTAATGCAAATTAGAAAAGGTGAATGGCCATTATCACATATTATTGATAAAGCTGCTTATTTAGAAGAGCAATTAACTAATGCTTTCAATCATTCTAAATTACCAGAGATACCTGATTTAGAAAAAATAAATAAGTTGCAAATAGAACTAATAGAGGGATATTGGAGTAACCAAGAATTCAAATTAATTATACCTTTATTATAACTTCAATATTTCATTATTTTATTCCACAGGAGCATAATTTATGAGCAGTAATTCTTATATAGTAGGAATTGGAAAGTTTAGTAAAGATATTAACGAATGTATGCCATATCCTGCTGATGGTTATGATAATGTTATTGATAATATGTTAGTAATTGTGGAATTTTTTCATTGTAGTGGTACAGATGAAAGTAAAGTATTAGCCAAGATTTTAGGAATTACTGATTTTTGGGATTTTTCTCAACACTGTATTAGTGAAAATAAAGTAAATTTATCTGATTTACTAAATTTTTTACAAGATATAGATAATATTGATGAATATGGTAAATTCAAAAGATTATTAAATAAAGGTTTTATATTTTTCTTTGTGCCAAATGGATAAAAAAGGATTATGAGATATAAAATATATCTAAAAAACAAGGAACTTGGTAAAACTAATAATAAGACAAAAGCAATGAAAATTTATTTTAAGGAATTAATAAACTTAATAAAAAAGCAAAAATATTCATTATATGTATATGATTCTAAGAAAAAAGAAAAAATTTTTAAATAATTAAAAAAGGGATATTATGTTAATAGCTAATACAGAGTGGCACAGAAATGAGTTAGAACCAATAAATTATGAAGTTATTAATTTTTCTGATTCACAAAAACAAATTATTCTTGGAAAAGATTGTTACATCTCTAAGTGTGTAAAAATTACAACAAGGATGTCTTGGGATGATTTACAATTAATTATACTAGCAGTTAAGGCATTAAAAAGGCAAGGTGTTGTAAATATTTATTTGGAGGTTTCCTACTTTCTCGGAGCCAGATCGGACAGATTATTTGAGAAAGGTTCTACACATTATCTAAAAGATATTATATGTCCTATTATAAATTCATTAAATTTTAAATCAGTTTCAGTTTTAGACTCTCATTCTAATGTATTAGAAGCTTGCTTAAATAATTTTGAAGAAATGCCTATTAAATCTTTTTACGATTGGTTTATTGAAGAATATTTACCTACTACAAAAGATAAACAAGAAACTTGGATAGTTTCTCCTGATTATGATGCTATTAAAAGAGTAGCCTCTTTTGCCAAAGATTATAATTTTGAAAAAGTTCTAAATTGTTCTAAAGTCATAGAAATACAAACTGGTAAAATATTGGATACTCATGTGCCTATAACAGATTTTGGTGAGCATGACTGTATTATAATTGATGATATAGCAGACGGAGCGAAAACATTTATTGAATTAGCTAAATTATTAAGAGATAGAAATGTTGGAAAAGTTGTACTTGTTGTTACACACGGAATTTTTAGTAAAGGGTTAGATGAAGTTTTTAAATGGATAGATAAAGTTTATACAACAAATTCAGTAACAGATTTTAATTTTTTATCCACAGAAAAAGGATTTTCTTCTTTTTTTCAATATAAAGTAATTTAAATTAAGAAAGAAATATAAAATATGAACAATATAGCTCATTTATGTGACGCATATAAGTTTTCTCACCCACCACAATACCCAGAAGGTATTACTAAAGTTTATTCTAATTGGACTATACGTGGTAGTTATATACCAGATTTAAAACATTATGTTTTTTATGGTCTGCAATATTTTATAAAAGAATATTTAATTAATAGATGGAATAAAGAATTTTTTAATGTTCCAAAAGATATAGTAATACCTAAATTAAAAAGAAGATTGAAAAATGCTTTAGATATTATTGATGTAACTCATTACGAAAAATTGCATGATTTAGGTTATTTGCCTATAGAAATTAAAGCATTACCAGAAGGAAGTAGGGTTTCATTAAGAGTTCCTTGTTTGACTATAGTAAATACTTTACCTGAATTTTATTGGGTAACTAATATGTTAGAAACATTGTTGTCTACTACATTGTGGGGGGCTATTAATAGTGCAACAATAAGTGATTTATATACACAAATTAAGAATAAATATTTAAAATTAACTTGTGATGATGCTTCATTGAAAGATTTTTTACAACACGATTTTTCTTATAGGGGCATGTTTTGCAATGAAGCTGCTTTATTAAATGAAGTAAGAGAAAGATTATTACAAAATGGATAAAAATGAGGCTATAATTATATATAAATAAGGAGACATTTCTGGAAAATGAATCAATACTTAAAAAAGATATAAAAACTAATATAATTAATGTTATTCACAAAGATTTAGGAATTTGTATAGGTTTAAGGATAAACCCTTTATATAATTTTACTTTATATGGATTTACTTTTATAATACATAATAAATTTAGTATTAGTTTATTTTATAATAAAAATAATGAATTAATAACAAAAATAAAAGAAGAGGAGAAATTTAAAGTAATCAGTGAAGTAACATCGGGTTGTTATATTGATTTTACTGAAATTAAAATAAGTGTTGCAAATTTAATTGAATTTTATAATTTAATTGCAAGTTTAACTTTTTATACTAAAATTGACAAAGAATTAAAAGATAAAAAAAACATTGAATTGTTTAATGCAAACTTAATTAAGTATAACGCAGCAATAAATGTATTTAAAGAAAAAAATTCATATTTTATTTTTGATATAACTAAAGAAAAGGAAATAATATAAATGATTTTAAAAACTGTGGAACTAAAAAAAATATTAAAATACACAAAAATGTGCCTTTCTTCAAATTCTTTAATTCCCATATTATCCCATATTTGTTTTAAGGATAATAAAGTTCTTGTTTTTAATGGAATAGAATCAATGGTTATTGATTATGAAACAGGGCTTAATTGTGCCATTCCTGGTAAATTATTGTGTGATTTTATTGAAGATGTATACAGTGATACAATTGATATTATTCAGATGGAGGGTAAGGTAAAAGTTAAAATAGGTAAGGCTACAGCGTATTTAGAGATGATTCCTATTGATAAATTTATTTATACCCAACCAGAAACAAGACCTGAAATACAAATAAGTATAAACAATGATTTTATTGTTGGAATGAAAAAATGTCTGATTTCTGCTAGTTTGGATAATACAAAAATTAATCAATACGGTATAACATTTAATAATAATTGTTTATATTCAACTGATGGTAACAGAATAGCTAAATATAAGCTACAAGAAGAGGTTACATCGGATGAAAATTTTAAAATTATGCTTCCTAGAGGATTTTGTGAAATATTTAATAAAACAATTAGTGACTCAGCATGCACTATGTCATTTTCTGATAAGTATATATCTACTAAATTTCAAATAAATTTGGGGGAAGAAGTTACTGATGCTGAGACTGTTACAAAATTTAAGAATATAAAATTATATACTGAATTATTTGCTGATGTGAAATTTTTAAATTATGAACAATTTACTGATATATCTATTGATAATACAGATTGTTATTTAAGTAATGATTTTAAAAATCCTGTTAATAATTGTAATTTGTTTTTGAATGGATTGTCAGAAAAATTTGTTGAATTTAATATAACTGATAATATTGAAATTAAAGCTGTGGGAAAATTAGGAAATTATGAAGATATTTTAGATACAAAAGTTCTTGTGACTATGGGTGCATTTAAAGTTGATGTAGAATTATTAAAACAATTATTAAATAACGTAACATTTATAAAATTCATAAAAGAAACAAATAGAGTTGTTATAGTAGGAAAAGAAGGAAATTATTTGCACTTATTGGGGTCTTTTTATATAAAAGACTAACAATCTTAAAATAAATTTATTAATAAGGGGGTATTATGGAATTAACAAAAAATTTTATAATTATTATAATAGCTCTAGCAATTACTATTGGAATTAATATTTGTGTTGCTATTTATGGATGGGGACTATCACCAAAAAGTTGGTTTTGGATTATAGTAATGCCCATAATTGGTGGAATTATTGTACAAATGATGGTAAAACTTAATGGAAATACAAAATAATTTTGGTTGTAAGTTGTTATACAGTTAAAGTTTGGAACTTAAATTATGGGATCTTCACTTACAGCCTAATATTTCAGAAAGGATAACGTGGAAGAAAAAATTAAGGAATTGATTGAAAAATATCAAGGAGTATTTTGATGAAAAAAATAAGAGTTATTAAAAAGAATAAGTGGGGGGAATTAAAGTTTTTATACATTTTAATAGATAGTTTTATCATATTTTTTGCCATTATAGGAATTGTAAGCATCATAGTAACCACATTAAAAGATATATTAAAATGAAAATTATCAGAGGATAATAATGAAGGCTATATATAAATACTAGCTGAGATTTGGAAAGAATCAAAATATGGCAACTAAAAAAGAAATTATGGATATTATTGTATTTTTAAGAGTTAATAATAATACTATTCCAGATGACGTTATTGATTTTATTAAAATTGTATTATTTGAAAAAATAGATTTAATAATGGAAAGCAAGGAATTGATGATACAGAAAGGAATAAAATAAGTGTCTTTCTTTTTTACAGAGGAGTCCAAAAAATCTGGAAATTTTGATACATTAAGCAAATTAGCTCTTAAGCATGAATGCCTGGTGTGTCCTTTGACTAAAATAGAACAAAAACACCCTAATATGCTTCCATCTGGTTCTGTTTCCCCTAAAGTTTATATACTTGGTGAATCTCCTAGTTATGAAGATAATATTAAAAATAAACAATTTAGTGATAAGGGTGGAACTTTATTAAGGAATGAATTATATATTGCTTTTGGGGAATATTATGAAAAAACAATAAGATTTAATAATTCTGTAAAATGTTTTGCAGGAAATTCTGCACTAAATGAATTAGAACTAAATTGTTGCAAAAATAGTTTAATAAAAGACATTGAAGAAACAAAACCAAAAATAATTGTAGGAACAGGCAATATTCCATTAAAACAGGTAGTGGGTATAACTGGAATTACTTTAAATAGGGGAAGAAAATTTCCAGTTAAATTTGGGAATCATGTTTGTTGGTATTTTCCTATATTACACCCTTCTTACGTTTTAAAAAAACAAAGCAAATGGGGGAATGAAACGGAATATGACAAAGTATTTAGACAAGATATACAAAATGTTAAAAATTTCTTAGAAGATAAAAATTATTATGAGCCAATATACATAGAAAAAGGATATAATGATGGTATTTTTACTAGAATTTATAATGAGTTTAATATTCAAGATTTAAAAGATATATTATATGATTTTTCTAAAGTGCCATTAATTGCTATTGATATAGAGACAACTGCACTCAAACCTTATAATGGAGGTAAATTGCTTAGTGTGGCTATTAGTAATTATGATACTACACTTGCTTTTAATCTGAATGAATTAACAATACCATTACTTAAAGATTTTTTATATAATTCTGGTGTAAAGGCGGTTCACAATCTCAAATTTGAATTGGAGTGGTTTGCGTATTACTTTGGTGATGACATTGTTTATAACACTGATTGGGAAGATACTTATGCTATGGCTTATGTCTTAGATGAGCGTAAGGGAGGGTTATCATTAGACTATCAGTGTTTGCTTAATTTTGGTTTTAATTTAAAACCCTTATCTAATTTAGACAGAGCTAAGTTAGAGCAAGAAAAGATGAAAGATGTTTTATTATATAATGGATTGGATGCTAAATATACATTTTTATTGCATGAGGTATTAGTAAAACAATTAGATAAGAAACTAAAGAATGTTTATGATGAATTAGTTAATACTGGAAAAATGTTAGCCCTTGTACAGAAAAAAGGATTATTGTATTCTTCAAGTAAAATGCAAGAATTTGATGCAGATTTGACTAATCAAATTAATGTTATCACACAAAAAATAAAATCAAGGGAAGAAGTAATTAAATATGAGAGAGCATTTGGAAAAATTAATATTAATTCTATTCCACATATAAGAAAACTATTAACAGATATTTTACAATTAAAATTAGATAAGAAAACTTATTCATATAAAGAAAAGGAAGATGTATTAGAAGATTCCCATGAAGATAAATATAGCACAGATAAATCTGTTTTGGCTGATTTTGCTGATAAAGGAGATGAATTTTGTAAATTAATGCTGGAGTACAGAGAATTAAACACTCTAATGATTAAATATGTAAAACCTATACCTAAACTAATTGATAGCGATGGGTTACTAAGAACACAATTTAATCATTGTTTTACAAGTACAGGTCGTTTGAGTTCATCAGATATAAATTTGCAAAATTTACCGAAAAAGAAAAATAAACATATAAGAAATATCATTATTGCCCCCAAAGGATATAAATTTGTTGCTGTAGACCTAGCACAAGCAGAATATAGAGTTATAGCTATGGCATCAAAAGATAAAAAAATGTGTGATGCCATCATAAAAGGATATGATCCACACAAAGAATGGGCATTAGAATTAACTAAATTATATCCCAAATATGCAGGTGTTAAAAATGTTAAAGAACTGGCGGAAGATAAAGTTAAATTAAAAAAAGTTAGGGATGAGATTAAAAATCTAGTTGTATTTCCTGTTATTTATGGTGCGTCTTTTAAAGCCATAGCTAGATATTTAAATGTACCATTGGAAATAGCAGAAGAGTTATATAACAGATTTTTTGAATTACATGACGGAATTAAAGAGCACCAAAATAAAATAATAAAAATTTATAATAAGTATGGTTATGTAGAAAATTTATTTGGAAGAAAAAGAAGAGCACCTGTAAGCAAAAATGAATTATTTAATACGGGTGCACAAGCGGACGCATCAGATATAGTTGTTAGAGCCATGAATAGATTATCTAAATATGCAGTAAAAATAAATCAACAAAGATTTCAACCTATTTTAAATATACATGATGATATTTCATTTTATTTACCAGAAGACAGTTTAAAAGAAGACATTGAAATAATAACAAGAGAAATATGTAATCCATGTTTTGATTTTATTAATGTTCCTTTAGGAGTTGAAGTAGCTATAGGGGATTCTTGGGGGGATTTGGTTAAGTATAAAGATTATGATACTACTAATTTTACGTATTAGATTATTAAATTATGAAAAATAAAAAATATATTACATTAAATGGAATTGAATGGGAAGTAGGAAAATTTAAAAAAGCTAATAAAGAGCAATTAAAAGGTGCTAAAAAAATAAAAGTAAAAAAATTAGAAGGTGTAACAAAAATAGATTCTTCTTTAAGCAAAAAATATTTTAAAAACTGGCTTAGATGAAAAAATTAATAATAATTTAAAGATTTTGGCTTGACAAATTCAACTTTCAAGATATAATTCATTATCAAGTTTTAATAAGAAAGGTTACTTTGATGACTACTGAAACATATATAACAAAATACAGACCAATAAATTTAGATGAGATTATAGGACATAAGAATATTGTATTATCTTTAAAAGAATTGTTCAAAAATAAAAAAACATTACCACATGGTTTTATGTTTGTGGGTGAGCCAGGTTTTGGAAAAACAACCTTTGCTCGTATTATTGCAAAAGAGCTTGGCTGTGATTATTGTAACATAACTGAATATGATGCTGGGATGCTTTCAGGTGTTGATGCAATGAAAGATTTATTAAGTTGTTTGAAATACTCCGGATTTGGTTCAAATCCAATAAAATTTATTATAATTGATGAGGCACATAGGCTTTCTTCTGCTGCTTGGGATTCTATATTAAAAACCTTAGAAGAGCCTCCTACTCATGTTTATTTTGTTTTTTGTACTACTGATGGTGCTAAAGTTCCAAAAGCCGTAACAAATCAACGATGCCATAAATATAATTTAAAGCCTGTAGATTCTAAAGAAGTATATAATTTGTTAAAATTAGTGAAAGAAAATGAAAATTTAGAATTAGGTGATGATTGTTTAAAATTAATATCTGAGGAATCTACAGGCAGTCCTAGACAGGCTTTGAGTTATTTGTCTCAATGTAGGGCGTGTAAGACTAAAGAAGAAGTAGCAGAATTAATTGAATCAACAGAAGAAAATAATGAAGTTATTGAGTTATGTAAAGCTGTAATGAACAAATCTCAATGGTCAAATATAGCTGGTATACTAAAAAATTTAAAAGAACAAAAACTACAACCTGAATTTATAAGAATAAATATGGCTAATTACTTCAGTGCATGTGCTTTAAATTCTGGTGATAATAAAAATGCAATTAAATTTTTAACTATTTTAAATAATTTTACTAAACCAATATATGAAAATACTGGTTGGGCAACACTAACAGTGGCATGTGGAGGGGCTATATTCCATGAGTAATAATATATTAAATTCTATTGAAAAAATAGACCATAGTGGGGATGATTATGTAGATATGAGCAAAACTTTTGTAAAAATTAATGAAATAATAGTAACATTAAATGATTGTGTAAAAGAATTAAATAAAATTAATAGAATAATATCTAATCCTTTTTTATGCTCTCTTCCTAGTTTAATTAAGTGAGGATATATAAACTTATGAATAAAAAAAAGAACTCACAAATTACTAATTGTATGATTGTATGAAGAGAAGGACAAAAAGAACCTATGTTCAGTTTTGGGGAAGATGAAGCTACTATAAAATTAGATAAATATGCAATTATTCCTATAGAACTTTATGATGAATTACAAAATACTGATAAATTTCTTATATTTTTAACTATATCTATACTTTGTTTGTTGGAAGGAGTGATTAGTCAGGAAACATCTGATTATACTAATAAGGAAAAAGAAAAAGAAGAAAAGATAAATTCATTAGCACAATTAATTAGTGAGCAATTTAGCTATACTTTTAACATTTCTTTGTTATGTGTTAGAGAAAGTGTATATAAAGAAGCAGCCAAAAGATGGATGAACAGAATGAAAAATTGTTGTAAAAAAGAGAAAAAATAAAAATTATGGAGAATGATGAAACAGGTACAAACAGTATAATAGATTTAATGACTCCTAACGAGTATGTTCATTCTTTGTTTGATAAGGATTTATGCAAAATTGCAAAATCAATTAATAGGTTAGCGTGTAGGGATAATTCTGCATTGATTGAAAAAGTTATGGAATATTTTAAGTATTCACATATAGAAGCTGTTGTTTATATAAGAGATATTATTTATGAAGAAATAACAAAACGTTATTGTAATATAATTAATAAGGAAAAATAAAAAATATGAAGATAGAATATAAAGTTGGGCATACAAAACTTGCAGAAATGAAAATTTTAAAAACAATACATAGGGTAACTTTTAAACTATTTCAAAGAAAATTTGACCTTGTTAAAATGTTAGAAGATGTTCCAAATGATGCTAAAATTGTATTAATAGACCAACCAGATGAAAAAAATGAAATTATTATTATTGATTTTTTTACTGAAAATGAAGAAATAAAAGGAGATAAACAATGACATCAATTGATTCATTATTAGCCGAACATGGTTTAATAAAACAAGATATTTTAAATATTAATAAATTTGAATTAGATAAAGAATGTGTTGAAATATCAAATATTTATGATATAGTTGGGGAATTAATATCTTATTTAGAGGGAGAAAGAGATTCTATAGAGTTAGATAAAGAAGAAATGTATGCGGAATTAGCAATACAATATAAAAAATCACTAGAAGCTGAAGAATCAAAAACTTCTGATCCTAAAATAAAACAAATGGTAATTATTAATGGGGATTATAAAGCAATATCAAGAAAGTATTTAGAGCTAAAATTAAAATGTAATTTATTAAAAAATGTCAAAGAGTCTTTATATATAAAATCAGGAAAATTAGATACTTTGACTGAACAATATAAATCTAATTATTTTATGTTAAATGTGGGACAAAGTAAAGAAGGAGTTAAAGAATTAAGATTGAAAGAAAATAGAAAGTTAATTAGTGAAAGTTCATCTAAAAAAATTCCAATTTTATAATGAAATCTATAAATTTTAAATTTGATTTAGGACAAGAAGTATTAACACCACTTGGTTGTTTAGGAATAGTGGTCATGTTACAATACGGTTATGGGGGTAATTCTTATTATGTTATAACTAAAACAAACAGAAACTGGTATGTGGAAAAGCTATTAAAAGATGCCAGACCAGATATAGAATTAACTAGACTTTCACATTGTGTTTAATATATAATTTTTATTTTATAATTTTTAGAAAAGAAGGAGAAAAATAATGACATTCGGAAGTGATGGAAAAAAGAAATTTACTTTTAAAGAAATTAGTTCAGAAAATATAAAAAACAGAGGCAAAGGTGATAATGATTGGGACAGTTTTGTAAATGTTCCTGATGTTAAATGGTTTAAAGTTAAAGACAATAATAAAGATAAGGGACATTGTTTTAGACCATTGCCACCATTTTGGGACGGTGCAGATCATTGGGGCATTGATATTTATGTTCATTATGGTATTGGTGCTGATAATAATGCTTATTTATGTTTAAATAAAATGAAAATAGGAAATTGTCCTATTTGTGAAGAAATAACTAAAACTACTGACCAAAAATATGCACATAGTATAAGAGTTGTTCCGAGAGTATTACAATGGTTAATTGATAGGGATAATGAGAAAGACGGCCCGATGCTTTGGGCAACACCCCTACAATTTGATACCACAGTGTGCGCTGTGGCTGTTAACAGAAGAACAGGTTCAGCAAAACCTGTGCAAAATCCTGATACTGGTTGTGACATATCATTTAAAACTGAGGGCACAAAAGAACATAGAAAATATTTAGCACAAAAATGTGAAGATTCTTCATCATTGTCGGATGATGCTGATAAATATAATGAATGGTTGGAGTATGTTAAAAAATATCCGTTGCCTTCAATTTTAAAATATTATGATTATGATTATATTTATAAAGTTCTTCATGGAAAAACACCAACAGAAAGTGCTGAAACTGATGTAGTTAAACAAGAATCTGTTATTAATAACACTACTCAAACTAGAGGAATGGAGAAAAAAGAAGAAGAAAAACAAACTTTTAACCTTCCACATGAGCATAAATTTGATTATACTTATTCACAAGTGATGGCAGCTACAACAGAGGAATTAGACGGCATGTTATCAAATATAATGGAATATCTTACTGTGAATGAAAACGAAGTAGCATCTCTGGATGATACTCAGTTGAAGGTATATATTTGCTCAAAGTTAAAGTTATCACCTCCTGTTATAGAGGAAGAGTCACCAGCAACTAAATTGAGAAATAGATTTAAGCGTAATCCTTCTGTTGCTTGACTGGAATATGAAAATTGGAATGAGATAAAACAGGGGATGTTTAACAGATTTTAATAATAGTTAGGGCACTTCGGTGATAATAAAGGATGATTAAGTTATGAAATCTGGAGTGTCCTGCGGGTGATAGAGAGCCGGTCTCTGTATAGACAAGGCAATAATTAATCATAAGAAAGTAAAAGATATATCAAAAAGTTATAGATTGCTAATTAATAAACAAGAAATATTTTGCATAATTAAACTTTTTTGTATTCCTCCTATGCAAATAGGTGCTATTTGGATTTCTCCTAATAATTCTCTTGTATATGTTTGTAAATATATAACTTTTGTTTATTCTGATGAAGTTCTTTTATATCATCAACCACTTTTTTAATTTTTAATTAATTATGTATATAGATAAATATAAAAAAGAAAATGGATATTATGATGAAGAAAACTGTTTTTATTCTAGCACAGAAGCTTTTATGCAAGTAAAAATATTAGGTTTTTGTATGTGTGGTGATCCTGAGAGTAATTTAGAATTTATAAGAGATACCTTAATATTTATCAATGGCAATAAAGAAATACGTTCTTTTGAAGAGAGAGAAAATCAAGCCAAAGAATTATTCAAAACCAGAGAAATAAGAAATTTTGTATTTTATGTACTAGATGAAAAAGGATTAACGGAGCATGGTAGCTGTATACCTGGATGGTTAACAGAAAAGGGAAAACATTTATTAGATGACCTTAATGAATATTTCAATAAAAATAAGGAATAATTAATGGGAAGAAAGCCAAAAGAATTAAATACAGAAGTAATTGATAATAAAAAACTTATAGAAAAAATAATAGATAATAATATTACAGAAGTAAAAACAGAAATGAAAGAGCAGTTTCCTAATTATTTTCTTACAAAAGAGAAAATTGATTACTTTGGTAGTGGGTGCACACAATTAGATTGTATACTAGGTGGAGGGTGGGCAGAAAGAAGAATATTCAATATCATCGGAGACAAGAGTACCGCAAAAACTTTGTTAGTTGAAGAGGCTTGTATTAACTTTTTAATAAAACACACAGATGGCAGGGTTGTGTACATAGAAACTGAAGCAGCTTTTGATAGAAATTATGCAGAAAAAATAGGACTTATTTTTGACCAGAAAAATATTATTTTAATAGAAAATGTTGATACGGTTGAAAAATTATACAACAAATTAGTAGAATTATCAGGAGTTGCTGAAGATGATGAAATAAAGAATTTAAAAAAGGACTCAAAGATTAATATTACCCCTACATTAGTCATTGCAGACTCTTGGGACGGCTTGAGTGACGTTGCGGAGATGGAAAGAGATATATCAGAGGCATCCTTTGGTGGAACACGTCCTAAGCAATCCCATGCGTTATTTAGGAAGCTAACAAGAAAGATTACATTAGCTAACATAACATTAGGTATTGTATCACAAGTGAAAGATAATATTGGAGTTACGTTTGGCAACAAAGAAACAATAGCTTGTAGACATGCCATAGAGTTTTGGAGTTCCCAAAGAATATGGTTAGCAAATGCAGGACAAATAAAAAAATCTATAGATGGTGTTGAAATGGTAACAGGAAATAACATTAAAGCAAAAAATGTCAAAAATAAAGTAGGCAGGCCACATAGAATTTGTGATTTTCCAATGTATTATGATATGGGTATAAATGATTTAGAAGCTAATATTAATTGGTTGCACGAAATAGGTAAGTTAAATACTTTTGATTTTGGGAAATACAATATTGAAATACCAAAGAGACTATCAACATTAATGGATAAATGTGTTGAAAATGAAAAATTTAGTGAAATTAGGCAGGAATTAAGTAATTATTCAAAGCAATGTTGGAATGAGATAGAAGAGAAATTTCATCCGCCCTATAAAAAATATCAAATTAAGAATATAATATGAATAAATTTAAACGACATATTCTTGCATTTTTTGATATTACCGATTGTGAAGATGTTTTGCCTAAATATGGTCTTCAAAATATTATTATTAAAGTCGAACAAATTTAAAAATTATTAGATTTTATCTTGACAATTTTACTTTTCCTAGTATAATTCATTATCAAATTAAGAAAAATTTTTATAGAAAATTTAAATTAAATGAAATAATATGTTTAAATATGAATTAGGGCAAAGAGTTAAAAATTTTAAAATACCCCATATTAAAGGTGTTATCACAAAAAGGTCTAATAACCTTTTTGGATGTAACAAATATTTTATAGAATCAAATCCACATATTTGGTGGGTAGGTGAAGAAGATATTATAACTGAAGATAATGAGGTTATAGCTCATAATAAAATAAAAAATATAATGGATAATTTTGATTTTTTAAAAGTTCATAAAGTTATGACTCATCTAAATTGGACTTGGTTTGGTTCTCCCGAAGTTCCAACGATTAAAAAACTTAAAGAATTGGCTTTGAGATTATTAACTGAAGTAAGTGAAGCAAATTCAGCTTCTTTTATAGAAACAGGTGGATTTCGAGCAGTAAAAATGGAGAATGCAGAATCTTTCTGTGGCTATGGTTTAGAATTAAATTTTATAGTGGAACAATGGGAAGAATAATTAATATAAGAGAAAGTGGTAAATTACAATATGACTAAACCAGGATATGGAAAACAGAAGGGCGGTGAATATGAGAGAACAATATGCAAAGAATTATCTTTATGGGTGAGTAATAATAAAAGAGATGATATATTTTGGCGTAGTGCAATGTCTGGAGGCAGAGCTACCTTTCAAAGAAAAAAAGGTATAAATAATAAAACACAATTAGGGGATATAACTGCTATTGATTCTTTAGGACAAAATTTAACTAATTTATTTATCATAGAGTGTAAATATTATCAAGATTTAAAATTAGAAAATCTAGTTTATAAAACTTCTGTTAGTGGCATTATTAGTATGTGGAATACTTTAATAAATAGTTGTAAAATTAATAAAAAATATCCTATGTTAATAGCAAAACAAAATTTTAAACCTGATTTAATATTTGTAAATGGATATACTGAAAGATTTTTATCTAAATATTATGATAATTTTTATTATGAAGCTTATATGCCAAAATACAATTTATGTGTTTATACTCTAAATTCTTTTTTACAAATTGTTGATTATAAAATATTTGAAAAGGTTATCAGTGAATAATATATATACTAAAATAATTTCTATTTTAAATAAATCTTTTCCTTACCAAAAGGTTACAAAACAAGATATTAAGAATTACAATGACGATTGGTTTCCTGTTGATTATATATATTTGTGGTGTAATGATTTACCTAAAACTTTTGTACATGTTTTAATTAGCATAAAAGACAGATATAAATTAAGTGATATTTTTAATATGATAATTTATAAACGTATAATAGGAAAAATTAAATAGGGAGAATAGTATTATGTTATCTAATCTTGTAAAAGAAAGAATATCCGGGCTTATAGGATTTGTAAGTGAAGCAAAAATCAAAGATATTGAGCAATCTTGGGAAGATTATTTTGATGCTTATAAAATAACAGACGCAGAAAAACAATTAGATGAATTTGACTTAGTAATGAAAAAAAGAATCAGTAATTTTAGTTTTAAAGCACAGTCAGAACCGACCCCAAAACCAAGTAAAGGTGTTAATTCTGATTATTATTTAGAAAAACCAAAGCCACCTAAAGGCAACTTTATGACAGAAACTGGGAAAATTATTGGTTAATTTTAAAAATAAATCTCACTAAATTTTATAATAAGGAATGACATCATGGAAACATTGATGGAATTAGTCAATATTGCAAAAATTGAGGATAAGCAAAATGTAAAAGAAATTACACTTAATGTTGGCAATGAATTGAAAGAACTGGGATTTAATAAAATTAGTGATAAAATTTTAAAATCTGTTCGATTAAAAAATAGAATAACAAATATTGCTAAACAAAAATATTTAAAAATAACTACTGAAATGATTAATAGTTATTTAGATAATAAAGTAAATGAATATAATAAAATTCATGGGATAATTGGGAAAGATTCAGTATTAACTGACTTAACTTCTTCTGAGGATGTTGGCGGATATTTAATACCACACAACATCTCTTCTCAAGTATATAAAAGAATTCATTATAGTTGGTCTAGTGATACTTCCTTGCCAGTAAGGAATGATTCTAAAATAATTATTATAGAAAAACATACTTGTGATTATTTTTCTAGTCAAACTGGGACTATAGGTAAATTTGTATGGAAGGAATGCCCAATAGAAGAATATGATGGTATCCCCCCAAAAGAAGTTTTAGATAAACTAAGAATACATAAAGATAAAGAATTATTTGATTACTTTACTATTGCTTCTGTAGAAAATATTAAAGACCCATTATTATTTGGTAGAATAAATGAAAGCGATAACAGATATTTTATTGCTCAGTGGGGCAGTGACATTTTCTTAGATGACCTTATTTAAAGGATAATATTATTGGAAAAAATAAAAAGAATTAACATTAAGGAATTTAGGGAATTTGGTTTTTTACAAGAAATAAATAGATTATTTTTGCACCCTCTTGGAATGGCACTAGAAGTTCTTATTGATGATGAGACGGGTGAGGAGAAATTAGGGGGAATTTGGGATTATAGAGAAGACTTGGATAGGATGCGTTTTAATGAAATTGATGTTGAAATGAAAATGAAAATAGATAAAGTGAAAGCTTTTATTGAGAAAAAACACAAAGAAAGACAAAAATCACTAGGATATATAATTCAGGAGAAATAAATGCCAAAATTTATAAAAGTAAAATGTATTATAGAAAAAGTTGAGGATGATGTAAGTAATAATAAATCAGATAGTAGTGTTATTAATACTTATGAGGATTTTGAAGCAAAAACTAAGGAAAAGAAATTAATTAGCATAAAATCTTGTATTGATATAAGTAAAATAACAGCTTTTACTGAATTTGTGACTGAGGATGGCAACATAGACCAAGACTTAACATTGGTATACACAGATGCGGATAATCTTTTTTGTGTAGATTTTCCATTTGAAAAATTTGAAGAAATATATTATGATTTTCCAATGTGCGATTTATTAGAAGAAGAACAAAAAGGGACTTAATTAATGAAAATAAATTGGTTTGCAGTTGTTATAATAAGTTTTTGGTTTTGTCCTTTTTTAGACACTATTTTTATAAAAAATTCTGACCCAGTTGGTGCTGCTTTAACTACATCAATTATTTTTAGCTTTGGTTATATGATACATAAACTTAATATAAAATAATATATTAAAAAAATGTCAAAACTTATACTATCTGACCTCCATTTAACAGGCAATGATTTAGATTCTTACAGATTTAAAATATTTGATGTTTTAGTAGAACTGTGTAATAAGTATGGTGTAAAAGAATTAATAATGTTAGGTGACATAACAGAAAAAAAGAACAACCACGAAGCTAGATTAGTAAATGCAATAGTAGACAATATTAATTATTTAGTTGAATCCATCAGATTATCTAATCTTATTATTTTGTGTGGTAATCATGATTATACTGATATTGCTAATCCTTTCTTTAAATTTTTAGATTCATCATTAACTAATTTATGTAAAATTTATTTTGTAACTGAACCAACAAAAATAAATGAAGATTTATATATTCCACATTATTACAATGATTTTAAAGAAATAAGTAAAAAATATAGTTTTTGTGATAATCTTTTTTTACATCACTCTTTTAATGGTGTAATGCTAAGAAGTGGCTCTTGTGAGGATAAAGGTAATAATGTTAATGATATAAATAATATCAAATTTAACAATTGTTATTCTGGTCATATTCATTTAGCACAAACTTATAAAAATATTGAATATATTGGGAGTCCATATGCAACAAAATTTGGGGATAACAATCAAGGTAGAGTTTTACTAATCAAAGATGGTAAAAAAGAATATATCAGATTACCAAGATTTGTTCATAAAATAGATGTTAAGTTGACAAATGGTGAAGATATTAAAAAATATGATATAGAGGAAGGAGACCAAATAAAGGTAGAAATTAATTTAACTCTGCAAAATTGTCATGAATATGAAAGCAGTGTTACATTTATTAAAAAATATATAGAGGGGAAAAAAGCAATATTAACCTCAATACAAGGAAAAGTGACACAAGATATAACAAAAACAGAAGAAAATATTATAAAATCTAATGAAAAACTAAATAATAATCAAATTATTGAAAGATTCTGTAAAAGTAAACAGCTTCCAAATAATTATTTTTTTATTGCAAATGATGCTATGAAAGGCTTTGTTTATAATGAAAATTAAATTATTTTTTATATTTTTATGTTTGTATTTTAGTTATAATAGTTATGGGTATGAGCCTTATAAAGTTATAGGAACAGAAACTGTAATTTTTTATGCTCCTTCATTACCTTTATCTGGCAGTACAATAGTAATAATGAACACGAAAAAAAACTGAGCAGGAAATACGACAAATTGAAAATAAAAAAAAGAGGTATGCTTCTTATATATGCCCAAATTTTAAAATAGGAGACACTGTTACCTATAGCATTTATTATCTTATTTTCAAACAAAGTGATTTTGTTGGCATTATAACAAAAATAGAACCAAAACCCACTAATGAGTATATTCATCTTATTATAGTAAAACGGATTTCTGGTAATGGGGAAAATGGAAAATATTCAGAGCAATTTCTTACTAATATTGAAAAATAATGAAAATAAAATCTATATCATTGCAAAATTTCAGAACTTTTAAAGAGAAGCAAACTCTTAATATTGAGAATTACCCAGTAGGCTTGCACTTTATAACGGGTAAAAATTTAGTAAATATTAGATTGGCTGCGAATGACTCAGGTAAAAGTTCGAGTGTGGAGGGGATTATTGCATGTTTTTTCGGTAAAACAAGCACAAACCTTAAAGCTGATAATATTATTTCTTGGGAAATAAAAAAAGATGAATTTTGTGAAGTGTCTGTTATATTAGAAAAATTAGGAATTAATTATTGTATACAGCGTACATGGAAGCCAAATAACTTAGTAATTACAAACATTAACACGAATGAAGTTGAAACCATAACACAAGAAAAATTAGAAGAGTTTTTAAGTTATAATTTTGAATCATTTCTTTATTCTACTCATATAGCACAATTTACATCTAAATTTATTGATTTATCCCCAGCAGAAAAAATGCAAGTATTTACTGATATTTTACATGATGAGTTAAAGAAATGGGATGATTTGTCGGATTTATGTAAAAATAAGACTGAGGAGTATATTACTACTATAACAAAACTAAATACAGATATAAATTTTCAAAATGGTAAATTGGAAGCTAAAAGTAGTATTAATTATGATAAAGAAATAGAAAAATGGGAAAAAGAAAAACAAGATTCATTTTTTGCATGTGATAAACAAATTATTACTATTAATAAACAGATTAAAGATATTGAAAATACACAAATAATGCAACCAGTTGTAATGGATTTAACAATTTATGACAATAAAATTAAAGTGTGTAATGAAGAAATAAATAAGTTGAAGCTAAACTGGCAGGATTTGGAAAAAGAACAAAATTTATTATGTTCAGATTTGGATAAAGTAAATAAAAATATTACTATTTTAAATACTACTTTAAGCATAACAAAACAAGAATATAATAAATTTATAAACAGCAGAGATGCAATATGTCCATCTTGTAAACAAATAGTATCTAAAGAACATATTGATAAAGAGACCAGTATTTTAAAAAGTAAAATAGATAAGATTGAAAATGAGCTTGTTACTTATGAAGAAATTAAAAAAGAATATAATAACGAGTTCGGAAAAATAGTCAAAAAATATGAAGAATTAACTAAAAAGCATGATAAAATAAAAGATGAAAAAACTTCAATAGAACTTGAAAAAAATAAAGAAAAAGAAAAAATAGATGGTTTTAAACTGCAACAAATTTTATTAAACAATAAAATAGAGTTGTTAAATAAAGAAAAAGCATCATTACTTGATAAAAAAACTACTTATAAAGACTCTGTTAATCCATTTATTAAACTTAAAGATGAAAATAATAGTTGTATAAATTTATACAAACGATTAATAATAGCAAGTAAAGGACAAGTAAAAGAATATGAGGAATCATTAGAGCCTACTAGATATTGGATTAAAGCATTTAAAGAAATAAAATTATCTGTTTTAGAGGAGAAACTAAAAGAATTGGAAATTTATATTAATAATTCTTTAAATAGTTTTGGTATAAATGATTGGAGTGTAACATTAAAAACATTTAGTGAAACTAAATCTGGAACTATTAGTAATAAATTTAATATATTAATCACTTCGCCTTTAAACGATAAACCAGTACCGTTTGAATGTTGGGGTGGTGGATTAGGACAAAGATTAAGATTAGCAACTACATTAGGGTTAATGTCTTTTATACAAAACAGTAAGGGTGACTTTGGAGTTGAATTCTTTGATGAGCCTACTGCGTGGTTGTCACAAGAAGGAATAGAAGATTTATTAAATATATTGTTTAACAGGGCTAATAATGAAAATAAGAAAATATTTCTCATAGATCACAAAGGTTTAAATTCATTAGGAACATTTAATACTGTCACTACTATAATTAAAGATAAAAAGGGAAGCAGGATTTCTATATAATGCGTATTTTTTTAATCACGGATACTCACTTCAACCATCAAATGTTAATAGACAAAGGTCACAGAATATCTAATTATGAAGATATAATTTGGCATAATTTATCAAAATTACCAAATGATTGTTTATTGATTCATCTTGGCGATATATGTATTGGAAATGATTTAGAGATTCATGGCAAATTAAAATTATTACCTTATAAAAAAGTTTTAGTAAAAGGTAATCATGATCAAAGTAAGTCAAATCACTGGTATTTGTCACATGGTTGGGACTTTATTTGTGAACAATTTCAAGACACATATTTTGGAAAAAAGATACTATTTAGCCATGTTCCTGTAAAAGATAATGGATTCGATCTTAATGTGCATGGTCATTTTCATGTTATAAATAGAGAAGAGTACAACATAGAATTTGCTTCCATATTAAACCATAAACATAAACTTGTGGCACTAGAAGAGTTGAAATATAAACCTATTTTATTAGAAAATTTGATAAAATGAAGATATTTACTTCAATCCAGCAATTTAATAAAGCTTATTTTCCGAAAAGTAGAATAAAAGAAAGAGAAAGTTTGATTACAAAAAACATGAGTCAAAAAGAATTAATAGAATATAGTGTAAATAAATTATTAAAAAAATTATTTAAAGCTTTTAAATGAAATGTTTGTGTGTATGTCAAAGTCCAGGTGCTAGTAGGGCTTTTTGTGAGCATTGTAAAGGAAACAATATTGTTGGAAATTATTGGAAGGAGAGAAAAATTATGGAATTCTTTATAAATAGGCCTGTTAAAATTATTTGGGAAAGAGATGTTATACCTCAATCTGATAAAATTTTTAAAATTATAAAAATTATTGAGTTAAATAGTGAAATTTTTGTAGTTATAGATGCTAGTGATAACTATGGTAAAGCAGCAAAGAAAGAATCATTAATAAGATTAAGTGATATTAGAAGTATAACTTTAATTTAAATAATAAATATAATTTAAAATATGGTTTACGTAGGAAGTAAAGCTAAACTAGCTAAATATCTTGTTCCAATAATACAGAAATACATAGATAATAATAATATAAAAAATTATTTAGAGCCTTTTGTAGGTGGTGCTAACATAATTGATAAAATTAAATGTGATAATAAATTTGGATGTGATATACATAGTGGATTAATTGGTATTTATAATGCAGTACAAAATGGATGGATGCCGCCATTAACTATCACTGAGAATGATTATAACAACGCTAAATTAGGCAAGATTAATGAGCCTTTACGAAGTTATATTGGTTTTGCTGGAAGTTATGCAACAAAATATTGGGGTGGTTTTGCAAGAAGTTTTAAAGCAGATAAGATAACACCTAGAAATATTTACAAGGAAAGAACTAGAAATTTTATAAAACAAATTCCTAATTTATTTGGTATTAAATTTGAAAGGAGAGATTTTTTAGAAGTTTCAGGATGTGATAATTACTTAATTTATTGTGACCCACCATATAAAAATACCATAAAATAAAGTAATGCAAAGTTTTCATATCATTTATTTTGGGAATGGTGTATAAATATGAGCAGAAACAACATAGTTTTAATTTCAGAATTTGTTGCACCATATAATTTTATATCTATTTGGGAAAAGAAAAGAGTTGTTTTACTAGATAAAAATAAAAGTCAAATTGAAAAAATAGAAAAATTATTTATAATAAAGGAATAATATCATGTCTTATAATGCTATAATAGCAAAAATTGATAATACAAAGAAGCATCCTACTGCTAATCGTCTTTTAATAGGAGAAGTTCTTGGTCATCAGATAATAATAGGACTTGATTCAAAAGTAGGAGATATTGGGGTATTTTTCGGGGATGATGGTCAGCTTTCAGAAGAATATGCTAAAGCTAATGATTTAATAAGATATACTGATGAAAAAAATGGAGAGAAAAAAGGAGGGTTTTTTGATAAAAATAGAAGAGTAAGAGTTCAGAAATTCAGGAATGAGAAATCAGAAGGATATTTTGCTCCTTTATCATCTTTGTTTTTTACTGATTATGATCTTTCTAAATTAAAAGTTGGTGATAAATTTGATAAATTAAATAATATACCTATATGTAATAAATATATTAGTGAAGGAACCAGAAATTATAATTGTGGAGATTCAAATAAAAAATCACATAATGAGAATAAATTTAGAAAATACTATAATAGTTTTATTAGAAAGTTGTTTCCAGAGCATTTTGAAACTGAACAGATTAGGCATTATATTAATGATATAGAAAAAGGTTCATTGATTACTATAACTTCTAAATTACATGGTAGTTCAGGGCGAACAGTTAATATACAAGTTCCAATTAAATTAAACATTTTTCAGAAAATTATTAATAAAATATTTTTTAATAACAGAGAACATACAAAATATGAAGTTATTCATGGAACCAGAAGAGTTATTTTACGTGATGGTAAAATGAATAATTACTATAAAAGTAATTTTAGAGATAAAATATTAGAAAAACTTAATCCAATTATACCTAAAAACTATATTTTTTATTTTGAAATTGTAGGTTATACTGATACTGGTAAGCCTATAATGAATCCAGTAGATACAAGTAAAATTAAAGATGAAGTTTTATCAAAAAGTTTTCCTAATCCAATGATTTATAAATATGGATGTTTACAAGGAGAGTGTGATTTCTATGTTTATAGAATTACTACAATCAATTCTGACGGATTACAAGAAGAATTATCATGGAATAGGGTTAAACAAATTTGCAAAGAGAACAGAATTAAACATGTACCTGAAATAGATTCTTTTATTTATGATGGCAATGTAAAAGCTTTGAGTACGTTTATTGAATATTTAACAGAGCACAAAGATGTAAAAGACCCGATAGATAATAGTCATATTAGAGAAGGTATATGTATTAGAGTAGATAGTCCTAATGGAAAAACTAAGATATACAAGAATAAATTATTCCTCTTCTGCTTGCTAGAGGGGATTGTAAAAGATACTGGAATAGCAGATATGGAAGAAGGTGAAGATTTAAAGAAGAATGAAATTGGGGAAGTAAATAATGAGTAATTATCCCAATTGGCAATCCTATAGTTATAAACATAGTTTTATTGAAAGTTTTCCTATAAGTTTTTATAATGAAAATAAAAATCAATGTGAAGACTCAATAAAGATGAAACTTTTTGATAAAGTAAAAGATTATATATTTGATGGCAAAAATTATAAAATACGATGTGAATTAGCAACTAATCAACATTTAAATTTTAATTTAGATATTATTGGAATTAAAGGAACTATTACAATATGGAACTGTTAAAATATGATACAATAAACCATCCATCTTATTATCAAGGAAAAGGAATAGAAGTTATTGATATAATTGAAGCCTTTAATCTTGATTTTCACACAGGAAATGCTATAAAATACATACTTAGAAATGGGAAAAAAACAAAAGACACAACGGATATAGAGAAAGCTATATGGTATTTAACTAGATTTATATATAATAAAAAAACTTAAATAAAGGAAAATATATATGACAAAAAAAGAATTAGTTAAATATATAGCCAAAACATATAACTTAAATCAAACAGTAAGTGACTATCTTATATCTGATATTTTTGATACTGTACAAAAAAATTCAAAATTAGGGATAGTTACAAAAATACAAGGATTCGGCATCTTCAAACCAAAAATAACAAAGCCCAGAATTTGCAGAGACCCTCGCAATGGGGAACGTGTTGATTCATTATCTAAAAATAAAGTAATATTTAAGATGTCCAATAAATTTAAGGAATACTTGAATAGTTAGATAACTTGGTGTTATTTAACTTAGCAGAGAGAGGTTATTACAAAGAAACCTCTTCTTGTTTTCCTCTAGAATTAAACAAAGAAAGAATTTGCTTTTGTATATAAATTAATTGATGAGGGGATGTTATGACACGATCCTATAGAAAAAATTCAATAGCTGGAATAACAAAAGCTGAGAGTGAAAAAAAAGATAAACAAATTTGCAATAGAAAATTAAGGAGAAAAATAAAGCAAATAATGGTTAAAGAGTATTTAGATGATTGGTTATTTCCTTTGCCGGAAGAAATAATTAATCCTTACAGTATGGCAAAAGATGGGAAAACTTATTTTAATAGGGATGAATTTCCTGAATCTTTAAGAAAGTGACCATGCCACTAAAGCAGAAACTTAACAAAGATTTTGAATATATTGATTTATTTCTTGTACAGCATACAAATAATAACACTAATTGTGGTTATGGTAGTAGTGATATAGCAGACGCATTTATTTTTTACTTACCTATGGATGAATGTATTATTACAGAAGAAAAATATAATTATTATATTAAAGAGTTAGAAAAAACTGAAGTAAGCACTCTCTGATTTTAAAGGTAAATAATATTAGAAATAAAATAGATGCAAAAAAATATGGGGGGAAATCTGAACGAATTTGTCTCTATTGTGGAAAAAAATTTATGTCAAAAGGAACACATAATAGAAAATGTAAAAAATGTGAACGAAACCAGAAACAAAATCCTGATGATTATTATATGCCTGGGCAGTATACTTTTAATAAAGAGGAATAAATCAAAGATGACTATACAGGAATATGAAGAATTAGAAAAAATAAGAAAAAAAGAAATACATAAGATATTAAAACAAGCTTGTAAATTATTAGAAGATTCATTATTTTTAGATAAATTAGAGCAAACTGAGTTTCTTGCATTAAAGCACGAAGCTTGTATAGAAGATTTAAAGAGTATTCCTGTTATTCTTGCAGAATTGAAAAGAGTGTATAACAAAGTAATAGGAGAGATTGTATATGCTTAATGTTAAAACTTTAGAAAAAACTAAAGAAGGTGTTATAGATAAAGCAACAAAGCATAAAAAAAGGTATGGCTCTCATTGTATTGGATTTGGTAATATTTATTATAGATTTGATGAAAATGGTAATACCAAATTAGTCGAGAGATTATGTAAAAAATGTAATAAATTCACAGAAATAACAAATCCTACTTATTTATATGCCTATTGTGCTGATTGTAGGTCTAAAGATACAAACAAAAGAACCTTAGAAGTATATAAAATAGTTAAATTAAATAGAAAATTAAATACAGTAAAGGAAAGAAGCTGCTTATGTTGTGAAAAAAAGTTTATATCAAAACACAAAGGAAATAGGAGATGTCTTGATTGCTCAGATAAGGTAGAATTTATTAAAATGAATGATAGTATTTATAAAGTAAGATTAGGGGTAAATTATGGATAATGTACTTTGGATTTTAGTCTTTATTAGTATTTATTTTATATGTTTTCATAGATAATTATATATAAACTTAAACATGGAAAATTATTTAAATTTTTTACAACAAAAACAAAAAACTATACAAAACATAGGGTTTTTTCCCATTGCCTTAAATGAAAATCTTTTTGATTTTCAAAAATACTGTGTAGAAAAAGCTTTGCAAAAAGGAAAATTTGCTATATTTGCTGGATGTGGTTTAGGAAAAACTATTATCCAGCTAGAATGGGCAAAACAAGTCGTTGAATATACAAATAAGCCAGTTTTAATTATATCTCCATTGGCAGTTAGCTCACAAACAATACAAGAAGGACAAAAATTTGGAATAAAAGTTAATAAATATTCAGGACAAATAGAACTTGGAATTTATATAACAAATTATGAACAATTAGATAATATAGATGCTAGTATATTTGGGGGTGTTGTTTTAGATGAATCAAGTATAATTAAAAATTTTGAAGGAAAAATAAGAAACAAAATAATGATTATGTTTGATAATACTTTTTTTAAATTAGCTTGTACAGCTACCCCTTCCCCGAATGATTCAATAGAATTAGGAAATCATGCTGAATTTTTAAATATAATGAGTAGAAATGAAATGCTTGCCATGTATTTTATTCATGATGGGGGCAAAACTTCTGACTGGAAATTAAAAGGACATGCTAAGGAAGCTTTTTATGATTTTGTGGCACAGTGGTCTTTAATGTTTTCCAAACCTAGCAATATTGGTTTTTTAACTAAAGGGTATGAATTACCGCCATTAAATTTAGTAGAAAAACAAATAAAAACAAAAATAAGAGAAGGAAGTGCCGGGTTTTTTAATGAAGTTGCTATTAGTGCAACAAATTTTAATTCAGAGTTACGTTTAACTAAATTAGATAGATTACAAGAGGTAGTAAAAATTGTAAATAATTCCGATGAAAATTTTATTATTTGGATTAAACAAAATGAAGAAGGAGATTATCTTAGAAAAGAAATAAAAGGGTCAATAGAAGTTAAAGGAAATGATTCCATTGATTGGAAAGAATCTAAATTACTGGGATTTGCAAACAATGAATTTAAAATATTAATAACTAAACCAAAAATAGCACAATACGGATTAAATTGGCAAAATTGTAATAATCAAATATTTGCTAGTTTGGATTATTCCTTTGAATCACTTTTTCAAGCTATACACAGATCCTATAGATTTGGTCAATTAAATATAGTAAATATTTACATTATTACTACTGATACAATGCAAAATGTTATTGATACTATAAAGAAAAAACAAAAACAATTTACAGAAATGCAAGAATTTATGATTAAAGCTACATCAAAAAGTTTGAATATTAATAAAAAAGAAAATAAGTATAATAAATTAATTAAAATGGAATTACCCAAATGGTTAAATTAGAATTTATAACATAAAAAATATAATTAGTAATAAATTATATATATAAAACAAATTATAGGAGGATTTATTTTTAAATATAAATAAAATGAATATAAAAAATCAACATGTGACAGACAATTTTGCAATTTATCAAGGGGACTGTGTTCAATTAATTAAAGAAATTCCAGATGAATCTATAGGTTTTTCTATATTCAGCCCTCCTTTTTGTTCATTATATGTATATTCAGATAATATAGAAGATATGGGTAATTCAAAGGATTATACTGAATTTTTATATGCTTTTAATTTTTTAGTGCAAGAATTAAATAGAGTTATGATGTCAGGAAGAAATATTGCCGTTCATTGTATGGATTTACCTATTCAAAAGGGGAAAGAAGGTTATATTGGATTACGTGATTTTAGTGGAATGATTAGACAATCCTTTGAAGATAATGGATTTATTTATCATAGTAGAGTTACTTTATGGAAATCACCTGTAACGGAAATGCAACGTACCAAAGCATTAGGTTTATTATATAAACAAGTTAAAAAAGATTCTAGTATGTGTAGAGTAGGATTGCCTGATTATTTATTAGTGTTTAGAAAAAAAGGAGAAAATCAAAAACCTGTAACATGTGATATATCATTAGATTTGTGGCAACAGTATGCTTCTCCTGTGTGGATGGATATTGATTATAGCAATACTTTAAATAGACAAAATGCTAAAGAATTAAATGATGAACGTCATATTTGTCCATTACAAATTGATACAATTAAAAGGTCTGTTACTCTTTGGTCAAATAAAGGAGATATTGTATTAAGTCCGTTTATGGGCATTGGCTCAGAAGGATATGTAGCTTTAAAATTAAATCGAAAATTTATTGGATTTGAACTAAAACAAAGTTATTTTGAATCAGCTACACAAACTTTAAAAAATAGTAGTATTTCTGCACAGTCTAATTTTTTTATAGACTAGTATAGTGACATTCAAAATAACAAATTAAGTAAAATACAATCAACATTTTTTATAGGGTAGTATATATGGATAAAGTAAAACATAAAGCAATTTGCAATAAATGCAAAAAAGAGATGATTATAGGTGTTGGAATAGCTAATACAAATATAGCCTATCCTGTTTTTACAAATGGAAAATTATATAATAATGATGATAGATTGATTATGGTGTGCTCTAATCCTTCCTGTGATTTAAGAGGTGTATTACAACTAAACACTATTAGACTTTATTAAATATAATTTTCATAAAATAAAAGATAATAAATGGATACTTCTTTTGATAGAATTAAAGAAGGGCTTGCTGGTGCTCCAAGTGTTTTAATAGCTTATGATGAGTATAATTCTGACATATTAAAAAATAATAATGGTATTATAGGTAAATATATTAAATTGAGGTGATTAAAATGAAAAAGGGTGATAAAGTAAAATTTATAGGATGTTCAGAATCACAAATAAGATGGGGTACAAATGATGACCCTAAAGATAAATTGATTATAGAAGAAATTTACATAATTGACGAAGTTGAGATACATTCATGGCATACAAAAGTGGAATTAGTTGGTATAAAAGGAAGTTTTAATAGTGTTTGTTTTGAAGAAATAGAATGAAAAATAAACAAATAGAAATAACTCAGGATAAATACAATAGGATAGTTACTGATATATTAGAGGATGATGACTTACAAGTACATGAAAAAGTGATTAAGATGCTTGATAAGTGTGGTAAATATAAAATAGTCAAAAATACAAAGAAAAAATCATAATCCAATAACTTTTAAAGCATCCTCCCAATTTTTAGCACCATTAATTAATTTAATTTCTCCTAAGTCTATATCAGCATACTTATTAGACAGTGTTAAACATTTACCATGTGTTTCATTAAATCTTATAGTTTCACCATATAAGTAATTACTTTCTTTTGAGCATACTAATACTTTAAATTTTCTAATTCTTTTTCTTAATCTAAATTCAAAATAACCATTAGAGTCTATTGGTGCTTGATACCTGATTAACTTATTTTTCCAGTCTATTAAATAAGCTTCTCCAAATTCATACAAGTTTTTATCTGTTACATTTCCATATATTTTATAAGGTGTATTAATATTATATATAGTATCTATTCCATGAATAGTATCTTCTGTCATTTCTTTTTTAATCTTGTAACCTTCAATAATAGATGTATTTTTAAATGGGTTTTTTATTCCTTTGTGTGCAAAACCAAGAACATGAGTCATTTCATGTCTAATACAGCCTATATACCATTCTTTTCTGCCCTTATTTATTAAATCCAGTTTTATACCAAAACCTGTTTTACTAAAAGGAGCGGATAATCCACCATAGTTCCAATTCCAATAATAAACTAAAGTGTTATCATTGTCAGACATATTAAAAGCAATATCCGTATCTGTAGAATCATACCCAATACAATTAAAAGTTAAACCAAAGCCAAGATTATTTATTTGGTTAAAAGCTTCTTTTACAATATTAATAAAATCATCTTTAGTTATTAAATAATTGTCAGATAATAATAAAGGGAATTTATCTTTACATGAATAAGGGTCATTGTCTTTTTCATAAAACAATACTTTATATGAATAAATACCATTATTCATTCTCCAATAATTATTGTATGTTTGTGTTTTATACCACCAGGGTAACATAGTTTTGTTTATTATATATGATATTAGATATTAAAAAGAAAAAGGGCATGTGTAATTATTTTAGATTTTGCGCATCTGAAAAGGAGAGTAAACAGATAGGGCGCTCTTTATATTAATTAATCACATGCCCAAATTTATTAAACATTATTGATTACTTCTTAGGCTTTTTCACACCAGGCTTTTTATCCTTTGGCATTTTCCATTCCTCCTTTATTGTTAATTTTTATAAATATAAATCTAAGTAACTATTATAATATGACTTATGTAAAAATGCAAATATATTTTTAATATAATTATGCTACAATTTTATTAAGTTTTCTGATTTCCAATAAATGCCCTGATATTTAATTTTCATAATTAGTTATATACTCCTATATTTCGACAAAATAGGATTTTCAACAGTAGCTAATTTTTTGTGGATTCTTTCAAGTAACTGGACGTCTCTACGATTATGTAAGCATATATATTCTAATGCTTTTTGATCACCAATTTTGCCCATTTCCCAAATTGAAGGTGATAACGGGGTCTTTTTAATTCCTGTTATATTTAAAGCATCCCCTATTGCATCTAAACGATTAGAATGTAATTTTAATTTAGCTTTGGCAATAGGATAGGTATCAAGAACAAATTTTTCCATAAAGCGGGGAAGCATATTTTCTAAGTCGTGTCTATATGCTCTAGTTCTTAAAAAAGGCACATCAAAGCGGTAATCACTATTATGGCAGGCAAAACCTTCTGCTATATAAGTATGAGTGCTAGTAGACAAACCACAAACCATTTTTTTTCCTATATACTCAATATTTTCAAGATATAAGCCTTTTTCCCTACTTTGTACTTTTCCTAATAGATCAGGATTAAATTTTTCTAATAATCTCGTAGGTCTAATTCTTCCTAAAAATTCAATTATTTTTCCTAAACCCCCACGAACATAAACTGCACATGTAGGTTTATGTGTAGCAGCATAAGTTTTTTTAGAGTATCTACTTATGCAATCAAATCCCAATAATTTTAAATATTCCATACCTTTAAGTAATACATTATTTTCTGTTTGAGCAAAATTCAGGGAAATAGCATGTTTTCCATAACTTCCTGATTTAATTAATTGTTCTTTATTATAATTTCTTTGATATAAACATCCTTCTCCATCAAATAATCCAGATAAATAACCTCTTTCATAGGGGTATGTTTCATTTTCCCATACAGGCAATAATCTATTAAAATGTATTTTTCCATATTGCTTTTTTTTACCATTAAACCATTCATTTATTTTTTTAGGTGTAGTCCAAATATTCATACAAGCACCATTCCTTCTTAAAAAAGGATGATCTTCAGAAGCTGTTAATGTTGTACCATCACTTAAATATAAAGTGTAACAATCTTTTAAAATTAATTGATTAGCTGTTACTATAGATTTTTTAAAAAATTTTCTTTTGCTATCTTCTGTTTCATTTTCAAATGCTAATAATTCATCTCCTATTTTTAAATTTTCAACTGGAAACCACTTCAAGTTGCTTGTTAAAATATGATGTCCTGGAGTTAAACAACCATAATGAGTATATAATATATCAAAATTACTAAAAGCCTCTAATAATTCCTTTACTATTCTTTTATCAAATTCCCCATCAAATATTTCTTTTTTTGTTATTACACCAGAATAATATTTATTTTGTCCTTTAGCTTTTATATACCAGGAAAGAATATGGGCAAAATTTGCTTGCAATCCCGTACACTCCAAGTCCAAATATCCTACTCGTAAGTGTTTAAGATGAGGTTTCTTATCCCATCCCTGTTCTTTAAAATCATAAATTTTTCGTAATACAGCACCATAAGTACGATTAGGATTTATGTCTGTTATATTTTTAAATAAAGTAAGCTCTGATAAGTTTTTATTAAAATATTTTTCGATTAAATCTAATTCGGATTTTTCCCATTTCACTAATATCTCCTTTTTATAAAAATTTATGAATTGCAACTCCCATCTTTTATGTTAACTCACACTTATCTCCAACACAGCTAAATGTTTTAGCTCCATCAGTAGTATCATTTTTTTCAAATTGAGTAAGCATTGTATAATCAATTGGTTTAAATTCTTTTAATAATTCTAAATATTTTTCTTCTGTTATTTCTTCATAAGGAGCTAATTTATATTTACCACCATCATAAGGTAAAAATGAAACACCATTTATAAAATCCCAATTTTTATATACCCAATTACCCACTTCTACCCATTCATGTTCTTTTACATAAATAGTTGTACTAGCATTATGCTCACACCAATTTTTTATTAAATGTTTATACCATTCTAGTTGTTCAATTGCTGTCATGTCATTTCTGACTATAGATGTGTCAGGGGACTTAATTGGAAATTCTATTATCCATGTAGATATTTTATCTTCTGTTAAATTTTCTTGTCCTACTTCTGGCATTATTTTAATATTTTGATATTTTAACATTTTACATAAAGGGTCATGTGTAGATATTCTATATCTTCTTATATAAAATTTGGAATATCTTGTGTGTATACCAGAGGAGGAGTTTACAAGCTGGGAAACCGAACCACTAGGTTTTACAGTAGTAGTAGCTGCGGGCATATTAATATTTAAAATTTTTGATGCTAATTTAGCTATCTTTAAAACTTTGTTTTTTAATGTTTTTAAAACTATATCTGATAGCAATTCTTTGTTATCCATTTGACCTGTTAAAGAAACACCTATTAATCGCTCTTCCTCACAATTTTCTTTCCATTTATTTCTTAAAAATGGAAAATCAGTAAATGTACTTTGTATTACACCTATCCATGTAGCAATTTCAATTTTTTCTAATAAACTCTCTAAATCATCATCATTTCTTATCACTACTTCAGAAAGATTACAGAATTGCATATTTCTTAAACCAATTTCCATACAAGGATTTGAAAGTAAAATTTTATTTTTATCTCTTCTTTCAGGGGCATTTTTTTTGATTGCATACAAATTAAATATACCCCTTTCCCCTGTACCACTAGAAGCTAATTCTGACCACTCTTTTAAGAAATCAATGGCAGTTGGTTTTTCTTTATACACAGCAGAGTTATTAGACATCATCCTTCTTAAAGGAAAAGGCCATTTTTTTGCTGTAGCTAATGTTACATCATTTAAATCAGATAAACTTGCTTGACTTGATCTTCTTACACCTCCAACTACTACAATTTCTGCAATTTGATTCATTATATCATGACATTCTAATGAAGTTAATTTTCTTCCTTGTGCACTATAAAATACATCTCTTATATATCTATGAAGCATCATTAAAGGCTCAGACCCAGATGATCTTCCACCCATAATCTTCAATCTTGTTCCAGCAGGTCTTATTAATGAATAATCAATTTCAATATCTTTTCCTTCATATAAAGAAGTCATCAGCACTTTAACACTTTCCGCCCATCCTTCTTTGTTGTCTGGCACTATATATAAACCATTACTATAAATTCCTCCTATAGGAGGAATCTTTGGTAGTTTACTTATATATTCATGTTGTACACTAAAACCAACACCTACACCACAACATAATAAATACAATGTTTCAGCAAATGCGTCTATAGTATCAATGACCACAGCAGAGCAATTATATAAACAGACATTTGTATATTCAGCAGCCAGTCCAGCAGCCCACATTGCTCTCATTGAGGGTAATACTTCAAACTTTAATATTTTATCTTTTATTTTATTTAATAACCCATCAGGTAAATCTTTTCCTTTTTTTTCAGTAATAAAATTAATATATCTATCTACTGTCTCACTCCAAGTCTCTCTTCTGTTTTTTTCTTCTATCCATCTGGAATAGGTTCTTGTATAAACAAATTCTGAGGATGGATCAATAAATGTATTTGGCAATCAATCTCCTTTTTTTCTGATATTCAATTTAAATATAATATTATAATATGTATAGCATACCATATTCATCTATATCAGTAATAATGTATTTTTAATTATTTTAATTACGGATTTAACACATCAAGTTTGTTATTTATCTCATTCAAGCTTGTTTCAATCTCACTTGGTGTATATGTCCCATTTTGTATCGCTTTCAAAATTGCGTTGACCTTACCCATTATTCCAACTTGATTTTTGTTACAACTCTAACTAACGGATAAGGAAAAATAAAGAATCAGTCTCCCCTTTTATTACTCTACGGTGTTTCTAAAGCTTGAACTCTAAGATTAAGATTTACTTTCCCATCACTTTCAATTTCCTATTAATTTCATTCAGGCTTGTTTCAATCACTTATTTAATTTTTCCTCTTTCATTTGCCCGATTATTTATTTTGGTTTGTGCAGAAGCAGGCAAATCATTTAATGCTATAATATTTTTAGTAATTAATGTACTTACTAAATCCTCCAGAACTCGTATCATCCCCAAATCGGTTTTTACAAGTTCTAGTTTAGATGTCTCAGAAGTATCATCATCCTGCATTGCTTGAGAATAATCAACATGAGTAGTATCCCTTACAATAGTTACATTGTCATTACTAAGATAAGGGTATCCATACTGCACCTGTGTCATTAAATCTATGTAGGCAGGATTATATTTTCTTGCATACATTACCGCCCACAA